GTGGTAGACCGAGTGAAAATATGTACGTTTCTCGCCATACCACTGAGCTCCGAAACAGATAACCTCGGTACTCGAGACAATCTGCGAGAGGCTAACGTTCTGCTGCCACAAGCCCCACGTGTGAGCCGTCATAGGCGACGTCTCTAAATCAAAAAAGAGGATACGCATTAGTGCCTCTCGATTTTGGGCAGACTAATAGAGCGCACCTCAATAGTACCACAATTCTCGAACATTTGTTCGACACTTTCCGCGTTTTCGTTATCGGCGTGTCTCAGCTCTTCGCTTTGGTCTATTTCGTACCTAAGCTGGCGCATACCTCGACCGTGTAGCCACGTAGCCGAGCACGCAATACAACGCGCTTTAGTGTGATCTAGAGACCGGTACTCGACGATACGAGACTCGACCAGAATTGCGCGACGGTAAACGCCTTGCTCGTCGTTGCCGTGAGTAGCTCCACAGCGAGGGCACGGCGCAGTAATCTCCAACGCTGTAGGTGGGCTCAGCTTGCTCTCTATCGCGTAAGCCATAGCGTTTAGTTTGCGTAGCTTGGCTGCCATAACCTCGGCCGACACTTTACGGGCGTTCACCTGATTTTTAAACTCGATATACCAGTGCCGTAAGTTACTCTCTGGGCTCGCAAACGGTTTAGCGTCCGTCACCTCTTTAAACAGCTTTACCGCTTGCCCACGGATCGCTTCGTAATGTTCCAACGCGTCCGCGTCGATAACGTTACGCTCCGACGCTAACCCTGCGCCTTGCACTGTAGAGCCGAGACTCGAGTGCACCGCCATACGTAGCTGGACGATTAGGGCGTCGTGCAACATAGTAACCCGTTGCTCTTTACCCTCGTCCTCTACCAACACCTCGGACTTGTGGACCCGTGTAAGCCGGTCCACAACGTTTAGTAATTCTTCGAGGTGGTTAAAAGGGTGCACTAGCGTCGACCTGGGTGCCTGGGCCAACGGTCGCCCACGTTTCCGTAACGGCCGCCACCCCAACCTTGTCAGACGTCACCGGCGAATCAACTTTAGATACTTTAGGCTTGTTTACCTTAAGGGCGACCGCGTACCCTTTACCGCTGCCGTCGCGCTTGTCGTACTCGTCGACACTTGCAGAGAGTAGGCCCTCAACGTTTACCACCGATCCCTCGGCTAAATTGTGTGCCTCGTCAAAAAATAGTGAGTACTTGGTCGTGCGCTCCGAGCCCTGCGTTACGTAACGCTCCACAACCTGAGCGCCTTTACCCTCCCAAAAAACGCGAGTCACTTGCACTTGGTTTAGTGTGATTTTAGCCACGATACCCCTTAAAGAATTGTTTAGGTCGCCTACAGTATTACACGCGTGTAATTAGACTCAAGGTTTAACGTTTTCTGGCGTGTCGCTTCACGTCGGGAAAATAAACCCAGGTCCGACCTTTACGTTTCTCCCACCGGATTTTACCGGTCGCAGTCCAACGTCTCAAAGTTTGGACGCTGTAGCGTATAGCGTTAGCCGCTCTCGTTATTGTTTGCCAGTCGTCCGTAGAATCTGGCGGTGCCGTTATAGCTTTAAAACTATATTGTGGTGTCGGCGACTTGTAGCGGTAATGGCGTTCAGCCTCGAGCTTGTCCAGGTCAATACCCAACAGCTCTGCATAGTCAGACATTGGCCGGTAGTTTCCCGTCGACAAGCCTCACTATTAAAGTGTCTTGCCGTCGGCCGCTAATATTCTCTGACGCGTCACCGTTACACAGTGAGGCGATCGCTTCGTCGCTCATAGGTCGAAACCCTGGCGGTGTCCAAAACGGCATAAACTCGCTCAAAATAATTTGTCCCCTCTGTTGTCCAGTGCCCACCTTAATCGGTTCTCAATTATCGGTAAATACTCGTCTGTCAGCTCGGCACCAATAAACTTGTACCCGTCAAGTAGTGCCGCCTTGCCCGTAGACCCCGAGCCGGTAAACGGATCTAAAACTATTCCGCCTGGCGGTGTAACTAGCCTTATGAGGTATTGCATTAGAGCGACCGGTTTTACCGTGGGGTGAGAATTTTGTTGCGCTAAACCCTCGTTGCGATCCTTTTTAGACGCAGTGGCAACGTAAAAAAACCTCGACGCACCGCCTACAGTCGTATCGGTTTTCTCGGTTACCTGTTTTGTTGGTTTACCGTTGTTACCAAAATGTCGAGCGCCGTCGGTTTTATTCCAGGTGCCGCCTTTTATTAGACCGCTTTGCTCGTTTATTGCAAGTGCGGTGAGCTCGTCAATAATAAGATTTGCCGGCCACCGACCGCCAGCCTTGTATACGGCAATCACGTCGCCAGGTTTAGCGCCGCCTATATTTAAAGGATTATTAGCGCTCTGCCTCTGCTCTTTACTAAAATCTATATTTTCTTGCCCATACTCGACTCGGCTCGCGTCAATATTTAGAGCACCGACGCCCCAGTGTAAAAAGTTATCCGCCACAGTGCCCTCGAGCGGTTTACGAGCTAAGACTACCGGCTCCACTACTTGTTTTAGCCCAGTTCCCCAACCCTCGGCCACGCTACCGTCCTTACCCTGTTTCGTTATTGCTTTAGCCACGTTTAGAGACTTTGGAAACGTTTTAGAGCTTATCCAAGCAATAGTGTCGCGTATTTCGTAACCGGCGTCCTCAATAGCGACCGCCAAGCGGTGAAAAGTGCGCGAACCGCCAAACGCCAACAAGTGACCGCCAGGCTTTAGCACGCGTAAACATTGTTGCCAAACGTCTACGTCGTAAGCAATACCGCTAGAGTCCCATTTTTTACCCATAAATCCCAGCTCGTAGGGTGGGTCGGTAACAATACTGTCTACAGAGTTGTCAGCGAGTCCGCGTAACACCTCGCGACAATCGCCACGGTAAACTTTTGCACCGTCTAACTCGATTGCCGGTATCAAAATATGGCGTCCTCGTAAACGTTCGCCACCGCCCACAAGTGCAAACGGTCCGACGGAATACTCAAAGACTTTTTATAGATCGTCACACAACACTCAACACAGCCCGTAATAAGTAAACCGTGCGCTGCACAACGAGGCTGTGGGTCGCTTACCCCGTTCTCTTCAGCCTCACGAGCTAACCTCGCGGCCTCCGTGTTTAAGTCTTTGACCGCGTCGTGCGACTTAGCTATAACGTGTTTAGGCTCGACCCAATTTATGTTTACGTCCTGGCGTGCTTTAAGCAAAGCCAGCTCGGCCACCTGGTACGACAAGTACCCGACCAGCTCGTGCCAACTATCTACTACACCGTCGTTAACGGTCCTGTTATCCAATACGGCTAGTTTGCGCACTAACCGCTCTGTCTCTAGTTTCTGCATTACTTACTCTCTCTCTCTAGTGTTACTTGTCCGAGCATACCTATAGCGTTTGTAATACGGTTCACACTTATGTCGGCGTACTCTGGGTTTAGCTCTGTGCCAACGTAATTGCGATTATGCAATAAAGCCACCTCGCCGGTAGTTCCTGAGCCACTAAACGGGTCCAAAACGGTATCGCCCTCCCTGCTACCAGCCAAAACACAAGGCTCGATAAGTTCCGGCGGATACGTAGCAAAGTGAGCACCCTTATACCCCTTTGTTGTCACAGTCCACACCGAGCGTTTATTTCTCGTGTCTGTCACCGTAACAAAAGACTGTTGTACGAGCCCGTCATTTTCCGATCGCTTGCCACTATACGTATGGCGACCACCGCCGTTACGCTTGTCGTCTTTAGAAACGGCCGGCTCTTTAATTGCCTCTGCGTCGTAAAAATAACGCTCTTGTTTAGACAATAAAAAAATAGTTTCGTGGCTTTTTGTCGGGCGATCTGTAACAGACTCGGGCATAGGGTTAGGTTTATGCCAGATAACCTCGCTGCGCAAGTACCAGCCGTCCGCTTGTAAAGCAAACGCTACTCGCCACGGTATACCGAGTAAATCTTTAGCTTTTATATTGCCGGTAACTGTGTTGGCTCGGTCGAAACCGCCAGACGCGTTAGCGTATGGTTGATTTCGTGTGCCAGGCGAACCGCCAAAGCCCCCGTTAGTATCGCGCTGCGGTTGCGTTTTTCCGCCTGCGTTTGCGTAACTATCGCCTAAGTTCAGCCATAGAGTACCGTCGTCGGCTAACACTCTACGTACCTCGGCAAACACAGCGACCAAAGCCGTAACGTAATCCCCTACCGAGCCCTCTAAACCTATCTGGCCGTCGTGCCCGTAATCCCTGAGACCAAAATAAGGCGGCGAAGTTACGCACGTTTGCGCCACCCCCCCCCGATCGTTCGCAAACGCTCGACAGCGTCGCCCACTAAAATAGTTGCGCTTAGCATTACTACCCTCTCTCTAGTTCGCGCAGTCTATCTAAATTCTCTTGCGCCCTCGTCTTAGACTCTCCACGTTTAGATCGCGCCGGTAACGGCCCGTCCTCCCACCGTTCACCATTAAGCCAAGTAGCCGGATACGGGATATAAGCCCTCGCCGGTAAATTAGGGTCCTCGGCGAAACGCTGCGCACCCTCCACCACTAGCTTTAGTTTTTTACGGTCAACTTTTCTAAAAGCTTTAAACGCTCTAGCCTTGTCGACCTTGTGAGGGTAGCTAGACCAAAAGAGCTCGAACTCTGCGCTATATACACTCTCTAAGTTCTCTTCGTTGTTATTCTCACTAATAGTATTCTTAGTGGTGTCATTTCGCGCGTGCGCGCTTCGCGTGGTCGCGAAACGTAACCGCGCCACTTGCCCGTATTCTGGTGGGTCCTGCGTCGTATACGTGTAATCCGTAAAGTTGCCCTCTTCGTCTCTGCCCTGCTCTTCAGACCTCACTAAATAGCCAAACTCGATTAGCTCGTCTATAGCCGAGCGGATCGTGCGTAACCCACAGCCGTTAGTTTTTGCTAACGTCCGAATAGATACCGACCAGCCGACTCGGTGGCTCATAAGCTGCACGAGTAACCCTCGAGCTTTTAGGCTCAGCCTTGCGTCTCTAACCCACGCGTTAGGTATCTGGGTAAAGTGATCGTCAAACGAGTGCAGACCTTTAATTAGCGGCATTGCTTCACTCTTCCTTTACGGTCTTAGCCGTAAATCTCTCTCAGTCTCTCTAGTGCCTCTTCGTCACTTACCGGCAGACGTTCAGTATGTACCAGCCAGTGCCACCCGTCAAAATAACACACCGGCACCTCTGCAATATCCCACGAGTCGACAACCCACCTCGATATAGCCCACCCACGAGCCCTGTAAGCCTCTCTAGCGTCCGCGTTCTCCGTCTCTAGTACATTATGACCCCAGCACAAACTCAACAGCCAGGACGGGCTTGTATCGTATTGGGCGCTCCCGCCCATACCGCGCCCTACCCTGTGTTGTATCGTCAAGTCGCCGTAGCACGGTCGCATAAACCCCGTCGCAACACAGACACCGCCGTCGCGATCGTAAACCGTCTGGCGCACACGCTCCACGTTTGCTTTAGAGCGTTTACCCTTTGTCGACATTATGCATAGCTTGTAACAACGTTATCGTCGCCATTTCTGCCGCCTGTGGGCTCCACCCTTGCGCGAGAAACTGATTTTTAACCCCCGACAACATAGAGACCGCCTCGGTAAAATTCTCTAGCGCCCTAAAAATATCGGGCTCACTCACTCGACGGCCGGCCAACAATATCGAATAACGTTTCCAGCGACATTGTTACCCACCACTCTTTAGCGTCCGCTTTACCCACTCGTTTATGGATCACTACCGGCGGTTTATCGTGCGCCTGGTCGACCGCTTGCGCCCACCACCCAGCCAAGTCGAGCCTTGCCTGATTTTTGACTTCGATAGCGCACGGAAAATTGGTAACAATATCCTCGCCAGACTGGTAACCGCCTCGCGCTGCCCTCGACGTTACCGCCGTCCACCCAGCGGCCTCTAACGCTTTGACCACCTCAACCTCGGCGGCGTTACCTTTACGTCTCGAGCTTGCACCACTCATTAGGTGCCGTCGTCTTTTAAAACAGCGTGAGGCCACCACTCAACACAGACCCATAGGTTTACGACGTGAACTACCAGCGACCAGCCAGGCTCGTAAGTCAGCTCTACACCCCACCGGTTACTCGAGCCAACATAAATAAGTAGTCGACCTATCTTTAGTTTCTTGTACATTACGCTTGCCCCCACTCAAGTCGAACTAACGGGCCCAACGATCTACCGACCTCGAGACGGTCGCGCAAAGCCCTAATAGCTGTAATAGACGCCCTATGTTGTTGGTCCGCAATTTCCGCCCCAAAATATAGTTCCGACGTTTCGAGCTCGGCCGTGTACTTGCGCACGTCCATAGCGCCCTCTGCGGTTAGAAACGCTCGAGCGTACGCTGTTTTAAACGTGGCCCTAGCGCGTACCGCCGCCTCGTCGAGCCTCGCAATATCGTCGGTAGCCTCGTCAATATCTTTAGCGATACGGGTAAGCGTGTCGATAATCTGTGCCGGCGTTAAATTACTCACTGGGTAGCCACTCCCCACCAGGCTCCAAGTCCTCGGCAATAGATAGGGCGACCATTTGGTTTATAGCGTCCCTACGTGTCCTATGGCACCCGATAGTCTCGCCGCTCTCTTTTAGCACACCCCACGGGCGCGACGGCCGACAATCTGCAACACTCTGCAAGTCCGTAAAGTAATAAGGTGACATTATCGCCCCTCCACTCTCTTACGCCGAGACGCACGCATTTTACGCAACAGCGCCGACGTGTGAGCGTAAAAATCCGTCCACGGCTTACCCTTGTCCAAAATCGTCCAGGGCGTGCTAGCACCGTAAAGCGTTACCCTCTGGTAGTAACTCTGTAGCTCTAACGCGAGGTCCTCGTCGGTTGTAGTCCACTTGCTCATTTTGTACCCCCTGTAATAATCGCCTTTTGCTTACTAATAGACATACGCACAAAGTCAGCATAACCGCCCACCTTAGCCTCTTCCCACAAAGCCATAAGGTCCTCGACCGTTTGCGACTTTTCTAGCCGGTCGTGAAAATCGGCCGGCGTCTCCACCGTTTGTAGTGCCGGCGCTCCACGTTGTACCTTTTCCATTTCCTCACGAGACGCTAACGATCTAGCTGCGTCGTCTTTGTTGCCGGTCCACTTGTTAGAGGCCAGCGCCAGACACCGGCCTACAGCGCTCGTCTCGCACACCTCAAGCGCACTAGTCGCCTGGGGCCCGTTAGCCGAGTCCACCTCAAAAGCGTGCCCAGTGGCTTTAGACAAGCCCTCGGCCTGGTCCTCGCGTGTTAGGTAGAGTGTCGCCTTTACACGCCACACACCTCTAGCGCGATCGTCGGCGGTCGAATAGTCCAGCGTTTCCAGTCGATAGTCTGGATAAGCGGCCTCGAGCATAGCGAGGCGCTCTGCCACCGTGGCATATTTATTTAGGTCGAACCGTGCCATTTATTTACCCTCTCTAGTTTGTAAAGCGTCCGCCAGCTCGGCCGAGCGCTCCACCATTGCGTCGATAATATCCTCGTCACGGCCAATAACACCGTGTTTAGGTTCGAGCCACGCCGGCACCATAAGCCCGTCGTGCTCTTCACGTAACAGCCACACAAACACACACGAGCTCGCACCCGTAACGTAGAGCTGCCATTGCACCTGGCGGACGTACTGTATTGGCACCTTGTCCACCGAGCCCCAGTCTTTCCCCGTAGTCTTAATCTCTGCGATCGTGTCGTGGTCCAGACTGAGCCCGTCGGGTGTGGCGATAGCGTCGCTAAACTCATCGTGTCGTATGAGCCAGTCGTTAGGCATAACGCCAGTCGCGTTTTTAGTCCATAAAGCCAGCCACGGCTCGCTATCGAGACCAAACTGCATATAAGCATTAACGGTAATCGGCGTCTCATTGTCCCAGTTCTCGACAACCTCACGAAACCCCGACGGCGTCCTAGCTTTAGCCATAGTTGTAGCCGACATACCCAAACGTCGAGCGTCTAGCCACGCTTGCTCGTCAAACGACTTAGCCGCTATAAACCGGTCTGCGCTAATCATTAATTACCGTGCATAATCGAATTAGCGCGAGCATAAACAGCCTCGTAAATACCGAGCTCTGTCGCACGAGCAATAATGTCGGCGCGGCGGTGCTCATTATCTGAAAAGTCGACCGCGTTACTTGGCGCGTACGTATCCAGCCACGCCTCGACCAGCTCGTTAGCCAAGTCCTCAACGTTAGACATTAGACAACCCCCACACAATCGAATAACGGCCACTAGCCAGTTTCACACGCCGGCCCGTGTCAATCACAAGCCCACGATTTACCAGCTCAGCCCTACGCGACCGTATACCCGACTCCGACGCTCGAGGTGCCGTCTTATACGCGCTATAAGCGTTAATAAGCTCCACGTCATTACGTGGCCTCTTCAGACACCGCAAAATAAACGCCTGCGTCTGGGTAACATTGTCGACCGAGTCCGCTGCCAAGTGCGACGTAATCGGGTCCGTGCGACGAGCTCTAACCGTCCTCGCCATTGTCCTCACCACCCTCGGACTCTTTGACAACCGTTACAGCGTCCAAAGCGTCGCGTAGTTTCTTCGACTCTGCCAGCGACAACAACAACGTACCGCCGTCCATATCCCACCCGTGAGGGTTACTCACAAACAACGTACTACCGAATTGTTCTACGTGCATTTCGTTTTAACCTCTTTCTCTCTAGTTCGCTTGCGCCACCCCACACACCAAAAGACTCTTCAGCTTGTAAAGCGTAGGCAAGACACTCCAACATTACGGGGCACGTGCGACACAGTTTTTTAGCTTGCTCACTACCTGCCCGTTTATCGGGAAAGAATAGGTCGGGCCACTGTTGGCACGGCACCACTCCACCCTCGTCCTCAATCGCCTTAAGCAACTCGTCGTAACCTGGCTGACTGTAAAAGCTCACTGGTCGCGCACCGCGATAATAACGCCGGCGGCCATTACCAGGAAACCGAGTAACGTGAGCCCGTTTACCGGCACGTTATACGGGTCGATAATCCCAGGCGTGAGCGCCATAGCGCCACCGATAACTACAAGTAGGTAAGCCATTAGATAAGCCTCGCGATCCACAAAAGCAAACCGATAGCCATAGTCGCAAACCCGATTACAGCGCCCATAATGAGCCGGTAGTCGGACTTGCTTAGTGTTATCGTCTGCGACGCCTTTACCGTGTCGGCGGCCTGGCGTCGAGTCTGCGACTGTAAAGCCACGTGCTCGCTAGCCGGCTTAGGCGACTTTACAATAGCCTCGCTAACCTTTGTGGCGACGTCCTGCGCCTCCCACGCGTGTATAGCACTCCACACTCGCTCGTCGCGCAATAAAAGCCACTTATGCAAGTATGGCGGCAAGTATTGACCGCTCGCCTTATACCAAACGGTTATACGGTCCACGTCGTCCTGTTGGCTTATGCCTAGTTGGTTGTAGTACCCCATTGTCTTAGCCCTCCACGATCTCAATATAAGCGTAGCGACCCACGTCGCCCTTTACCGTGTAGTAGCCGTCACGCATACCAGCGAACTCTGCGACAATCTCAGGACCGCTCGAGTACCAGACTTTTACAATTTCCCCAATTTGGATTTCTAGCATTTTCTTACCTCTCTAGGTGGCGTTGCTTTGTGTCTATATTCTTGCACGCTCTGTAACGATAAACCTAATTACTTAGGTAACGGATATATAACAAAAAAAGACCCCCCAAGCCGTTAAGCCTGGGGGGTCTCTATCCCTAGAGAGAGGGTCTATTTACTGGCAACTATCACACTGTAATAGTTCCATAGGGTCAACGG